GAACGGGATCGACGGTCGCAACGGTCTGGACGGTGCCCCCGGCAAGGACGGCGTGGCCGGGCGCGACGGCATTGATGGCCGTGACGGTCGGGATGGTGTTGCGGGTCGCTCGATCCGCGCGGCCTCTATCGACGAGGCCGGCCGGCTCGTCCTGGCGTTTACCGACGGCGGTTCGGAAATCGCCGGGGTCGTCGCCGGGCCTCCGGGCAGGGACGGTGCACCTGGCCAAGACGGGCTTGCCGGCCGCGACGGGATCGATGGCCGCGACGGCGCGCCTGGGAAAGACGGTGCCCCCGGCAAAGACGGCGCGCCGGGCCCGCGAGGCGAGCGCGGCCGCAACGGGATCGACGGCTTGTCGCCGTCCGTCGAGATCCTTGCTGAGGAAGAGGCCGACCTCGACGCCGAGCAGCTCGGCCGCGTGCGGGTCACGCGCCTGCGGCTCGGCAACCACGAATTTTCGATGCTCACGCTGGCCGACGAGTAGGAGAGACCATGCACAAGCGCCCGACCATCCTGGCCTCCGCGGCCGAACGCCGTTCGCCGCTGGCCTTCTCGCCGTTCAAGGACGTGCCCTGTCACTATCGGAGCTCGGCCAAGGCGAGCCGCGGCACGATGGAACTCTACGGCATCATCGGTGCCGATTGGTTCGGCGACGGTATCACGTCGAAGATGGTCTCTGATTCGCTCAAGGCGATGGGCAACGTCTCGACGATCGATGTCAGCATCAACTCGCCGGGCGGCGACGTGTTCGAGGGGCGCGGGATCTACAATCTGCTGAAGCAGCACAGCGCCCGCGTAGAGGTGCGCGTCATCGCCGAAGCGGCATCGGCCGCGAGCCTGATCGCCATGGCCGGCGATGAGATCACGATGTCGGAAGGCGCTCTGATGATGATCCATCGCGCCTCCGGCCTGGCCTATGGCAACGTTGACGACATCAAGGGGCTGCTAAAGCTGCTGGAGACGGTCGACGAGACGATGGTCACGACCTATGCCGCCCGCTCCGGAAACACTGAGGCCAAGGTGCGCGGCTGGCTCGAGGCCGAGACCTGGATGACGGCCGACGAGGCTGTGCTGCGCGGCTTCGCCGACAAGAGCGAGGAGCCCGCCAAGGTCGCGGCATTGTCGATCGACCGCAAGCTGTTCGGCTACAAGCAGGTTCCCGCGGCGCTGCGTCCCAATCGCGCGCGCGCCCTCAAGCTCATCGCCGGCGACGCCGCCGCCTGAGAAGTCGGCGCGAGCCGATCCAGCCCCGAAAGCCCTTGGGCAAGGCGTTTCACAAAGGACTATGACCATGCGAAAGGCCCTTCTTCTGGGTTCGACCATGCTCGCCCTGCCGTTCGCCGTCTTCGCGATGGCGGGCGACACCGACGAGCGTCTTCAGGCCCTGCGCGCCGAAGTGCAGGAGCTCGAGGAGCAGCGCGATGCGATCGTGACGGCGGCCGACGAGGCCGAAGCCGACCTGACCGACGACCAGGTGGAGGAGATCGAGGCCCTGCAGGGCAAGATCGACGCCAAGGCGAAGCAGGTGACGATCCGCGAGAATCTTCTCGCCTCCCGCACCGGCACCGGTCGCAAGACCGCGCCGGCGCCGACCGTCGACGCGAACGGGAACCGCGTGGTCGGCACGCCGACGAAGCGCAATCTCGGCGCCAAGGGCGGCTTCACCTCGCTGGGCGACTTCGCCGTTGCCGTCATGAAGGGCAGCGGGCCCGGCGCCGAGATGGATCAGCGGCTGCGCGCCGCGGCGACCACCTTCGGCAACGAAGGCACCGGCGCCGATGGCGGCTTCGCCGTTCCGGCCGAGTTCCGGACCGAGATCTGGAAGAAGGTCACGGGCGAGGACAGCCTGCTCAGCCGTTGCTCGCCGCTCCAGACCGGCAGCAACAGCATGACGATCCCCAAGGACGAGACGACACCGTGGCAGAACACCGGAGGCGTTCAGGCCTACTGGGAAGGCGAGGGCGTCACGACCCCGGCGTCGAAGCCGGCGCTCGAGATGTCGACCATCCGGCTGGCCAAGCTCACGGCCCTGGTGCCGATGAGCGACGAGCTGCTCGAGGACGCGCCCGGCATCGAGAGCTGGCTGAAGGCCAAGGCGCCGGAGAAGATGCAGGCCAAGATCAACACGGGCATCATCGACGGCACCGGCGTCGGCATGCCGCTGGGCATCCTGCGCTCGCCCTCGGCGATCAAGGTGTCGAAGGAAGGCAGCCAGTCGGCCGATACCATCCTGTTCAAGAACATCTCGAACCTGTGGGCTCGCCTCTACGGTCCGTGCCGCCGCAACGCGGTGTGGCTCATCAACCAGGACATCGAGCCCCAGCTCGACTCCATGGCGTTCGACCCGGCCGCGACCGACAAGTTCCCGGTCTATCTGCCGGCCGGCGGCCTCTCGGCCTCGCCCTATGCCACGCTGAAGGGCCGCCCGGTGATCCCGGTCGAGGCCTGCAAGACCCTGGGCGACGCCGGCGACATCATCCTCGCCGACCTGTCGCAATACATGGCGCTGACCAAGACCGGCGGCATCAAGACCGATGCCTCGATTCATCTGTACTTCGACCAGGCGCTCACGGCCTTCCGGTTCATCTTCCGCATGGCCGGCCAGCCGTGGTGGGGCTCCGCCGTCACGCCGCAGAACGGCAGCCTGACGCGCTCCTGGGCCACCTACCTGGAAGACCGCTAGGCCTCTAGCGCTTCACGGATGCAACGGGGCCGCCTCTTCGGCGGCCCCTTGCGATCGACCTTCCCGCATCTTCTGCCCGCGAAAGGGGCCTCCGATGAACCAGCACTTCCTTGAAAAGAACCAGGTGGTCGCCGCGATCATCCCGGTCGACATGGCGTCCGCCGCTAACAATGGCGACTGGGTGAGCCTCAAGGGTTACGGCCGCGTCGCCGCGATCCTCTACAAGGCCGCCGGCACGGCCGGCGACGATCCGGTGTTCACGCTGCGCCAGGCGCAGGACGTGAGCGGCACCGGCGCCAAGGCGCTGAACTTCACGCGCATCGACTCCAAGGTCGGCGCCCAGACCGGCGTCGGTACCTTCACGACCACGACGCAGGCGGCCGCGAACACCTACACCGACGCCGTGTCGGCCGAGGCGCAGGCCATCATGGTCGTCGACATCAAGGCCGAGGATCTCGACGCCGAAAGCGGCTTCGACTGCGTCCAGCTGCAGATCCCGGACATCGGGTCGAATGCTCAGCTGGGCTGCGCGCTTTACGTGCTGCACGAGCCGCGCAACGCCAAGGCCGTGCTCGATAGCGCCATCATCGACTGACGGTCGCCTCCCGTAGCCCGCCGCCGATCGGGACGACCCGGTCGGCGGTTCCCTTCCATCCGAACCTTGAGGGCGTGTCATGGCGAAGACCGTCGAAACCCTGTTCCTGAAGCAGGCCACTTATCAGGCCGTCGAGCCGGTGACATACGAGGAGGGCTCCATCCATTCCTTGCGGCCGGACCTCGCCGAACGCTGGGTGCGCCGCGGTGTCGCCACGACCGAGCGCGAGGCGATCGCGGACGCGAAGGCTGCCAGGGAACCTAAGCCGGTCCCGCCGCTGGCGCCGGCGCCGACGCCGCTGGTCTGACCTGATGAGCGAGATCGGCCCCGATCGCCTGGAGACGGTCACGCCAGCCGGCACCGGCGACGCGCGCCGACTCACGACCAAGGCCAAGGTCAAAGCGCTGCTCGGCATAACCAACACGACGGACGACACGCTGCTCGATCAACTCATCGATCGGGCGTCAGCCGACTGCGTCTCCTACTGCGGCCTCGCGGCAGACGGTGCCGGCGCCTTCCCGACCTTCGGCGCCGAGACGCTGCGGGCCACCTGGTATGATCTCGCGCGCTGCGGCGACGACATCCTGCTGCTGCCTTGGCGCCCGAAGATCGCCGTCACCTCCGTCAGCGAGAACGGCGTCGACCTCACGGCCGGCACCGACTACCGCCTGCTGGACGGCGGCCTGCTGCAGCGCCTGTCGGGCGACCAGCCCGTGCCGTGGGCATGGTGGACGGTGATCGCGACCTTCACGGCCGGTTGGTCCCTGCCGGACGGCGTCGATCCGGCCCTCGAAGGGCGCGTCATCGACCAGGTGAAGATGCAGTACCAGGCCCGCAAGCGGGATCTGACGGTCCGCTCCGAAGCGGTGCCCGAAATCTATCAAGCCAGCTACGCCGTGATCGGCGGCGACAGCATCGGCGAATCCGGGCTGCTGGTCAGTCTCGAAGCCGCGCTCGATCGGTATCGCAGGATCCCGGTCTAATGAGCGCCGGCTACATCGCAGAACGCGCGGCGGCGATTGTCGCTGAACAGGGCGAAACGATGCTGCTGAAGCGTAGTGGAGAAACGGATATATCGCTCAAGGGCAAGCGCCTCCCCGGAAGCACCGAGGATCTCGGCAACACGTCGACGCAGTCGGTCTTTAGGGTGAAGATTGGGACGGCTGAGCTGTCCGCGTCCGCCTGGTCGACCACGGCTCCGCTGCGGGGCGACAAGCTGTTGGTCGATGGCCGAACGCGCTCGGTGCGCGACGCCTTTCCGTTGAAGGATGGCGATACCATCCTGATGTACGAATTGGAGGTCGCCGGCTGATGGGCGTCACCATCGAAGGCTTCACCCTCGAACGTTTCGACAAGTGGGAGGCCGATCGGCTTCGGAAATTCCAGGTCGCCGTTGCAGAGCGTGTCCTGAAAGATCGTGTGGCCCGCGGCTTCGATCCTCAGCCGCTCGTCGTCACCGATGGAAGAGCCCGGAAGGACTATCGTGAGGTCCGGGTGTTCGGCGTCATCGAGTTCGCGCGCCGAGCCAACCTTGCCGAAGCCGTCCTGTGGGCCCGCGACCGCGCTGTTGAGATCAGCCCTGTCGGCCCGTCGCGCGCCGGCCACTATCGAGACGACCACATCGTCATGATCGACAACGTCGAGATGCGCGGCGATCTCAAGGCGAAGCTGATAGCCCTCAAGCCCGGTCAAAGGGTGCAACTGGTCAATCCCCGCGTCTACGCCGCGCTCATAGAGGGCAAGGACGCCTACACTCGCTGGGACGTGAAGCCGAAGCGTGGCAAGCCCGGGCGGCGCGCACAGCGACGAAAGCAGGGTTGGAAGGCCTCGCAGATGCGGGGCCAGAGCCGGCAGGCGCCGCAGGGCGTCTATCGCGTCGTCTTCCGCGAACTGGTGCGCAGGTACGGCAAGACGATGGCTTTCAACTTCAGCAACGTAAAGCTGCCCGGCGGCGTCCGCGTGATGGGGCAGCTCGGCAAGGGCGGCAAGCGCGGGCTGCGCGACCAGGTCTATCCGACCATCACTTTCGCAATCAAAGCCTGAGGTCGGCCATGCCGGGCGATCCCCTTCGCGATGCTTTTCGCGCGCAGCTGACGGCCGTGAAAACTGAGAAGTCCATCGCCTGGGCGACGAAGGACACGCTGAACACCTCGGAGAACCCGGACGCCGACGCGCCGTATCTCGAGCTGGAGTTCGATGGTGGGCGCGAGGAGCAGGGCACATTCGGCTCGCCGAGCAACAACCTTCACGACGAAGAAGGCCAGGTCCGGCTCAACATCTACATGCCGCTGGGCGACGATCAGGCCCAGGGCGAAGTCTACGGCCGCGCGCTGCGCAACGGGTTCCGCGGCCGATTTTTCCAGACGTCGGAAGGACGCGATGTCTCGATCGATGCCGTCACCCCGATGGGCGGCGGCGAAACCGCTGGCGGGATGTGGGTCGAAACAATCGTCCTTTCCTACCACACCACCAACCTCGGCTGATTTCGAAGGAGCAAGACCATGGATTCTGCCCGCAAACAGGACGCCATCATCGCCGAAACAGCGCGCGGCACGACGCCGGCGACGCCGACTTTCCTCCTCCTGCCGGCCATGAGCATTGGCGGCCGGGTCAACCGACCGCAGACCCGGGCGCGCTCGCGTCAGCCGCACCGCTCGGCCGTGAACATGGTGCAGGGCCTGACCGAGTATGCCCGCACCATCGACATGGATCTCATGTACGAGGCGTCGCTCCACGAGCTGTTCTCCTCGCTGTTTCAGGCGGACTGGGCGACGAACGTGCTCAAGTTCGGCAGCACGCTGCAGCCGATCTCGATGGAAGAAAAGTTCGACGGCACGACGACCTATCGCCGCTCCACCGGCCTGATGGTCGACAGCCTGCGGATTTCGTCGCGGCTCGGCGGACCGATCCAGCTCAGCTTCGGCTTGAAGGGTATCGGAGAGGCTACGGCAAGCGCTGCCATCGCCGGCGCTACCTATACGGCGATCGGCGGCAAGAAGCCGTTCACCCCTGCGAACATCGTGGTGACCGATGCCTTCAGCATCACCACGCCGAAGGTGCAGTCCCTCGACATCACCTTCGCCAACAACAGCCAGGACCTCTACGGGTTCGGCACCAACGATCCCGACGATACCAGTCTCGGCGAGCTCGACATCACGGGTTCGATCGCGCTGCGCTTTACGGCGTTGGCGCAGTATTCCACCTTCGTGAACGGTGCCGAAGGGGTGCTCGACCTCACGTTGGGGCACACGACGGCGGAGAAGTATCAGCTCAAGCTTCCGAGCTGCACCGCCTTCAACCCCGACATCGTCGATCCCGGCGCGACGGGGCCGCACACCGTGAACATTGAGTTCACGGCCAAGTACTCGTCCAGCGACGCCACGGCCGCCATCCTCACCCGCGCCGTCGCCTAGCGCAGCGCGGTCGGAATTCCGACCGCGAGCATCGCCCCCCCCTTCTCACCGACAACAGGAGCTCGCCATGGACCCCGTCCAGGTTCGCATCGTCACGACCTTTCACCGCTTCGTGCCCGCCGGCGAGGGCAAGGAAACGCGCGAGGACTACACTGCTGGCGCGACCTACGAGGTCGACGCCGAAACCGCCGCTCTTTGGTGCGACGTGAAGGGCCTCGCCGAGCGCATCGAGTAGACCCGCCCGCCGCCCGGCGCATCGTTCAATCAAGAAGGAACCGAGGGACATGGAAAATTCTGCCTACGACTTCGAGGAAGTAGACGTGTTGAAGCGGGAGCGCGACATCGAGGGCGAGCTCGGCATCTGGATGCGGGTCACCGACACGATCTTCCTTCACGTGCTCTGCCAGTCCGATGCGAACCCTCGTTTCCGGACCCACGGCATGCGCATGATCCGCGAGATCCAGCGCCAGGCCAATGCCGGTGCCACCCCGGCACAGCTCGATCGCGCCTGGGCGCATTTCCATGCCGAATGCGTCGTCATCGGCTGGCGTGGCGTGAACACGAAGGGCCGGCCGGCAACCGATAACGAGGAGGCCAAGCCCGGTACTCCCGTGCCTTTCAGCAAGGCCGCGTATGTCGAGTGGGCCGTCCGTCAGCAGCGGATCCGGTTCATCGTCGAGGAGTGGTCGAAGGAAGATCAGAACTTCCGCCGCAGCATGGCCGATGCCATCGCGGGGCAGGTGGGAAACTAGTTCGCTGGGATGTCCAGCACGGCGCCAACTTCGCAAGCGACCGTGAGTTCGCCCTAGCTGGCGATCAAGGCTTTGTCGATCACCTGGCATCCCGGCCGATCCTCAGCGAAGAGGCGGAGGAGTATCACGCGGCCTTCCGCCGTCTCGACCGAGACAGAACAAAGACCGTCATCGGCGGAGGCATGGGGCCATCGATAAAGGAGCCCGATCCGCTGCCCCTCCCCGTGATCCGGGCTGAAGGCGAGCGGCTCGGGTTCGAAGGCGAGAGCCTCGAGTTCTTCATCGAGATCCTGGAAGAAATCGACGGGGTGTTCCTCGAGGTGCGCCTGAAGCAGATCTTCGAGGAGGCCAGCCGGATGGTGGCCGACATGAAGCGGCGACGATGAGCCTTTGGCTCATGCCAGCAAAAACCCGGCGACCCCCGCTCATGGGAGGTGAAAATGTCCGACTCCACCTCCAATAGCACTGAGACCATCCGGATCGTCGTTGACGCCCGGGGTGCGAAGTCCGGCAGCGCCGAGGTCCGGCAGGGTCTCCGCGAGGTCAAGACCGAAGCCGAGGCCACCAATGCGTCGCTCTCGCGGATGGAGCGCGCGCTTGGCGCCGTTGGTGGTCAGATGCGGTCACTGGCCGCTCTGGCCGGTGCCGCTCTTGGCATCCGCTCTGTCATCGAGGCGGCGGATGCCTATACCGGCTTGACGAACCAGCTCCGCGTTGCCGGGGTGGCCGGTGACGACCTAGCGAAAGTGCAGGGGCGGCTCTTCGAGGCCGCGAACCGCAACGGCGCTCAGATCGGCGCCGTGACCCAACTTTACAGCCGAGCCGCTATGGCAGCCGGCGACCTCGGCGCTTCGCAGGACAAGCTGCTCCAGTTCGTGGATGGCGTCACGGCCGCGCTGAAGGTGCAGGGCGGGTCCACGGAGTCCGCGTCAGGGGCACTACTGCAGATGTCGCAGGCGCTAGGCGGCGGCATCGTACGGGCTGAGGAATTCAACTCCATCCTCGAAGGCGCCTTTCCGATCGCGCAGGCGGCCGCGCGCGGCATCGACGGCATGAACGGCAGCGTCTCGAAGCTGCGCACCGCAGTGGCGGACGGAAAGGTGACGTCGCAGGCGTTCTTCGAAGGTCTGCTCAAAGGCTTCAAGGAAACCGAGCAGCAGGCAGCCGGCATGAACATGACGGTCGGTGCTGCGACCACGGTCCTCGGTAACGCCTGGATCAAACTCGTCGGCAGCGTCGATCGGGCGACCGGGGCGAGTGCCGGACTGGCAAAAGCCATCACCGGCGTCGCCAGCATTCTGGATATGGCGTCAGCGGGCGCGAAGAAGTTCACCGACAACATCGGCGGCATCGCCGAGGGCGCCACGATTGCCGGCACCGCGCTGGCCATTGCTTTCGCACCGACGCTCCTGTCGGCTATGGCAACCGGCTTCGGCGTGCTCGGCGCCGCCGGCATCGCGGCGGTCCGGGGGATCACGGCCGCGATGGCGGCCAATCCCATCGGCGCCCTGGCCATCGCCATCGGCGGTGCGGTCGCCGCGGCGTACTACTTCCGCGACGAGATCCAGAAGGCCATCGGCGTCGACGTCGTAGGAGTGGCGAAGACCGCCGCCAACTTCATCATCAACAGCTTTGTCGCCGCCTATGAGGACATAAAGCTGGGCTGGTCACGGCTCCCGACTGCGTTGGGCGACGTCGCCATCGCGGCAGCGAACGCCGTCATTGGGGCAGTCGAAGACATGGTCAACGGTGCTGCCAAGCGCATCGATGTCCTGATCGAAAAGGCCAACAAGGTAAATCCCTTCAAAGCGATACCGACGATTGGCGCGGTGAGCTTCGGCCGGCTCGAAAATCCCTATGCCGGCGCCTTCGACAGCTATGCCCGAGATCGCGAAGCGATGCTGGGTAAGATCATGTCGCAAGACACCGTCGGCGCGATCAGCGGCGCGGCACGCCGGGCCTTTAATCGCCCCGACGCCCCGCCGGCCGCGGCTCCACCGCCCGGCGGTGGCGCTCCTCCGCCTAACAAGGGCGCGGAGGATGCTCAGAAGAAGTACGAGAAGCTGAAGGACCAGCTCGAGCTCACCGCCAAGGCCCAGGATACGATGACGGCGGCCGCACGCGCCGGCGACGTCGCATTCGAAGAGCAGAAGGTCACGCTCGAAGCCCAGCAGAAGATGCTGGACATCTTCGGCGTCAGCGTCGGTCGCGGCAACGCCAAGCTCGAGGAGCTCCGAAACCTGCTGCTCGATATCGCCCGGGGCAAGGCCGCAGAGGCCTTTAATGTCGCGACCACGGAACTCGAAAAGCAGAACGAGGTTCTGGCGGCGCAGAACCGGCTGATGGGTCAGGCGCCCGAGATCATCGCGCGCGAGATCGCGCTGATCAAAGTGCGCCAGGATGTCGAGAAGGCCGGCGGAAAGCTCTCTCAGGAAGAGATCGATCGCAGGTTCCAAGCGATCGAGATCGGCGAAAAGCTGAAGATCCAGGGCGAGGAACTGAAGCGCTCGATAGAGCTGTGGACCGAGCCCTTGAAGTCGGCCCTGCAGTCGATCCAGTCGACGGCGGCCGACATGTGGGAACGAATCTTGGAGAACGGCAAGTTCTCGATGGAGGAGTTCGGTCAACTCTTCATAAAGACCGCACGCCGCGCCGCGGCTGAGCTGCTCGCGCTGGCAACGATCCGGCCTGTCATCGGCATGGGTGTCCAGGCGCTGGGGTCGGTGGGCCTGGTATCACCCGGCACGGCCGCGTCTTTGGGCTATGGCAGCACCGGCGGCGGCGGCGGAGGCGGTTTCGGCATGCCGTCCCTGGGCGGCGGGGGGATCGGTGGCTCGCTGGGCTTCTGGAAGCAGCCCATCGCAAACTCTTTCGGCCGCGACATCAACGACGAGATCGCGAACTGGTCGACCTACGGCACGCCGCAGCAGAACAGCCTCGGCGGCTTCATGGGTGACATCAGCTGGGGGCAGGGCATCGGCGCCGCGGCGGGCATCGGTATGGGCGCCTACCAACTCGCCACCGCGAACGGCAGCACTGCCAAGACTATCGGCGGCATCGGCAGCATGGTGGGCGCGGCGGTGTCGCTGATCCCAGGCATCGGCCAGATCGCGGGCCCGATCATTTCGATCGCTTCGGCGCTGCTGCCCAGCCTGATCGGCGAGGCCGACACGCGGACGCACAATTCGACCAACGCCTCGCTGCGCTACGGCGCCGGCGGCTACGGCACCTCGGGCGGCGCCTGGGGCACCGGCGCCAATGTCAGCCAGTCGCAGGCGGCGCTGGGCTCGGTCGGCAGCAACATCGGCGCCGTCTACGACCTGTTCGGTGGCGTCCAGGACGCCTCGAAGGTCTGGGGCATGGATCTCTCCAGCTGGACCGCCAGCGGCAAGGACTGGTCTTACACAAGCCAAGCCACGCACCTCGTCGACCCCAGCGGCAACCGCAGCGCCTGGCGCATGAACGAAGACGGCATGGTCGACACCGCTTCCGCCCAGGTGGCGATGCGCTCGATCCTGGGCGGCGCTGTCGGCACGATCACGGAGAACATGCGGACGGCCGTGACGGCCATGCTCCCGGCCACCACCACGCTGCAGGATGTCGCCAATGGCGTCTCCTTCGTGACGGGTACCTACGAGAAACTTGGCAAGACCGTCGTCTCCATCGAGCCCGACTTCGACGCGCTGGAGAAGACCTTCAAGGACATGGCATCAACGGCCACATCGCTCGGACTTTCGCTCGAGCCGGTGACGGCCGAGCAGAAGAAGAAGACCGAGCGCCTCGCGCAGGACTATATCGACGACCTCATCGATCCGATCGCGTTGGCGCTGCGCCAGTTCGCCGACGAGAAGGCCACGATCCTGGCCAATGTCGACTATCTCCGGGAACACACCGATGTTGCCGTCGACGCGGCGCGCATCAACGAAGCGCTGCTGCGCAAGGAAGCGGCGCTGAAGGAGCAGCTCTACGGCGGTGCCGTCTCGCAGCTCGAAGATGCCATTCGTCGGCTGAACTACGGCGACCTTTCCAACGCCACGAACGCCGGCACCCTCGCCGGTATGCGAGGTGCCCTCTACGCCACCGTCGCGCAGGCTCGTTCTGGCGACGATGCGGCCATCGGCCGGGTGGCTGATGAGATCACCTCCTATGGTGACGCCAGCCGCAGCAGCTACGCGTCGGGCCCGCAGTACGAGGCCATCCGCCAGGAGCTGCTGGCGCTGGCCCGTGAGTTCCAACTGCAGGTCGCCGGTCCGATGTCGACGGCGAGCAACGATGCGGCGGGCACGGCTTCTGCCAATGCCGAGTTCAACCGCATGCTGGCCCAGTTCATGAACGAGAACGCCGATCTGAAGCAGCAGGTGGCGACGCTCGTTGCGACCATGGAGCGCCTGGTGGCGAAGCGCTGATGGCCGGTGAATTGGTTCTCGCCTACGGCGCGCCGCCGCTGCCCTTTGGCTCGGTCGATGATCTCGACGAGTTCGGCGCCTGGGCGCTGTATGCCGGCGTCGACCCGCTGAACCTTGGCGCGCACGAAGGCAAGCATCTGCTGCTGGTCGCCTGGCCGTTCGATCCGGCAGCCGAGATCGAGATCCCGGCGCCGCCGTTGCCCTTCGGCGATGCCGGCGACGGCACGCTGCAGGAGTTCACCATCGCGGGGTCGGCGGATCCGATCTGGCCGGCTGCGACCTTCGGGATGTCGACCTTGCCAGATGACGTCCCGCCGAATCTCCCGATCGACGGCCGTCTGGATGGAGCCTTCAACTTCACCGTGGACCTGTTCGGCGGCGCCGATCCTCTGACCGACGGCACCGCGGGCTTCGGTGCCCTGAAGCTGATCGATCCCGATGGCCACTTCGACGACCTGCTGGCGCTGGGCTGGGACAATGCCCGGATCCAGCTGAAGCGGGGCGATGCCAGTCAACGCCTGGCCGACTGGCAGGTCGTGGCGGAACTCACCGCCGCGGGCATTCTGGCGGACGCCAACGGCAAGACCATCGACATCCGGGACCTCGGCTGGAAGCTGACTGCGGAGCTGCACGGCCAGCGCTGGACCGGGCAGGGCGGTGCCGGTGGCGATGCCCGCCTCGGCGGTAAGGTGATCCCCTACGCCGCGGGCTTCGTCTCCAACGTGACGCCGGAGCAGGAGAGCGCGGCAGCCCTGATCTACCGCGTCTCGACTGGTCGCATCCGCGCCATCCCCGCCGTGCGTGACGGCGGCCAGCCGCTGCTGCAGGGCGCCGACTATGCCACCTACGCCGACCTGGCGGCCGCCACCGCGGCCTCGGCGATCCCGCCTGCGACCTACGCGACCTGCCTCGCTGAGGCCCGCTTCGCCCTTGGCTCGAGCCCGGTGTTTGACATCACCTGCGACGTCGAAGGCGACGACGGGACGATCGACGGTCAGTCCTTCCCGCGCACGCGTGCCCAGATCGCCCGGCGCATCGCCACCCGGCTTGGCGCCGTCCACCTCGACGAGGCCAGCCAGCTCGACTTCGCGGCCTTCACCGCCATGGAATTGGCCCAGCCGGCCGACGTCGGTTTCTACTGGTCAGATCCCAACGGGATATCCAAGGCCGCGGCGCTCACCGAGGTGATGCGCGGCATCATGGGGTGGTGGACGGTCCGGCCTTCGGGCCAGTTCGCGGTGGGCTTCGTCGATGATCCCGAGGCCGGCTCCCCCGAGCTGGTGCTGGAATATCCCGCGCCGGGCGCCGGCGAGCGCCGGCTGATGGACCCGCGCCTCGAGGTCACGCTGCCGCCGCGCCGCGCCACCTTCGTAGGCTTCGCGAAGAATTACACGCCGCAGGCGCCGGCCAGCCTGGCGAGCGGCCTGTCTGCCGAGGACATCGCGCTCTACGGTGCGGCCACGCGCTACGCCGGCACGGCAGACCAGTGGACCGCGAACTCCTACCCGGCGTCGCCGACGGTCTATGTCGACGGCAACTACCGCTTCGAAGCCGATGCGCAAGTCGAGTGCGACCGCCAGCAGCGGATCTGGAGCCGCGCCCGCAGCCTTTACTCGATCCCGGCCGTGCTCGACCCGCATGCCGACGTGCTCGGCCGCCGGGCCCGCATCGACAACCTGAACCGCCTGGGCTTCGGCGCGATGAAGCGGCTGCTGATCCGCGGCTTCGATGCCCCGGCGGGGTCGATTGTCACCTTGAAAGGCTGGGGCTGAAGCATGGCGCACAAGCTGTTCAACTTCGTGAAGCAGGGCAGCATCTCGACGGGGGCGACGACGATCGCGCTCACGGTCGATGCCGAGCGCCCCTATCGCAACTTCTCCGAGGTGATGGAGGACGGCGACACGACCGAGGTCACGATCGTGAACCGCGACGCGCCGTCCGAATGGCAGGCCGCGGTCTACCGGTTCGAAGCCGACGTGCTGACCTTCGTGCGCTTCTCCGACAGCTCGACGGAAAGCGCCGTCACCTTCAGCGCCGGGCTGAAGGACGTCTACATCGCGCCGCTCGCCAAGCGCGAGAACCAGCCGATCCTGATCGAGGGACCGGCCACCTTCGAGGCCTTCCCGGGCGACGTGCTGCGCATCGACACGACGGGCGGCGCCGTCACCGTGAACCTGCCGGACGACCCGGCCGAGGGCGACAAGGAGATCACCCTCACCGATGCCGCCGGCACCTGGGGCACCAACAACGTCACGCTCGATGCCGGCACCGAGGCCTTCGTCGACGGCGGCAATCCCCTGGTCTGCGCCGACACCGCGACCTTCACCACCTTCTTCCACGCCGGTTTCTGGCAGATCCGCTGAGGAGCACCATCCATGGCTTCGACCAATCTCTCGCGCTTCCTGGGGGCCGACACTTCGCGGCTGCGCGTCGCCGACTTCACCGTGCTGAACCGGCCGGCGAACCAGACGCCCTACACGGCCAACGATTCGATCAGCAACCACGGCACCGCCGGCAACGTCACCGCGCTGGTCGCGGCGGTGGCCGACGTCGCCGACCAGCCGATCGCGCTCACCAGCCTGCTCCTGCGCACGACCGACACCGGCCTGCAGGGCAAGACGGTGCGCGCCTGGATCTACAACAGCGATCCGACGGCCAGCTCGGGCGTGGGGGCGGGCGACAACGCCACCTTCTCCAACAAGCAGGCCGGCCTGATCGGCACCATGTCGGGCACGCTGCGCGCGCTCTCGGACGGCGCCGCCGGCATCCTGATCCCCGACGAGGACAAGCCGCTGATCGCCTTCCCGGCCTCCGGCACGCGCAACTTCTGGGTCCAGTACCAGACCCTGTCCGACTTCACGCCCTCGGCCAACTCGACGACGCTCGCGGGCACCATGCGGGGGCTGCAGGGCCGTGTTTAACGACGTCCTGCTCGCCAGCAGCGGCGCCGCGCTGCGCCGCAAACTGCTGACCCTGCAGGCCATGATGGCCGCCGGGCCGGCGGCCGATCCATGGTCGGCCGCCGAGCACGCCACGGCGACGGTCGACAGCACGACCTTCACCAGCTCGGCGATCCCGACCAACATCGCCTCGTCGGGCAGCGCCAACCGCTGGTCGGTCAACGGCTCGCGCACCATCCTCGCCACCGGGGGCATCCCGTTCACCTTCGCGACGAACTACGTGAAGGCCAACACCGGCATGGTGAGCGCCGGGGTCGCCAACACCAGCTACGCGATGGTCGACTCCGGCACCGTCACGACGCAGTACTTCGCGTTCCGGGTGCTGGGCTCGACCGAGCCCTACCTGGTCGAACTCGACGGCAAGTTCATCAGCAAGGCCGGCCACCTCACCGGCGCGACCAGCGGCACCTGCTGGATCGTCGTCGATCGCGGGGCGGCTGCTGCGGGTGTCGAATGCCGGCCGATCATCTGGGCCGGCGGCTCGCCCGGTGTCGATGGTCTCTATCCCGGCACCGGCGGCACCGTCGGCGCCATCCCGGCGCCGGCCTGGGACGAAGCCATCGCCATCATCGGCGACAGCATCGTCGACGGACCGACCATCAACGCGCGGGGCTTCGTGCCGCAGATGGCGCGGCTGCTCAACTTCCGCCGCCACATGGGCGTCGGCGTCACCGGCACCTCCTATGCCTATGACGGCGGCAGCAGCCTCTACACGGTGCTGCAGCGCGTGCCGAACATCACGGGCACGGACAACGGGGAGGTGGCCGGGCTGATCGGCAACAGCCTGTCGCCTTGCATCGGCCTCGCGGTGTTCGATGCGTCGATCAACGCCATCGCGTCGGGCACGTCGGCGGCCACCGAGGCGGCGGCGGCGGCTCGGGCCTTCGACCTGTTCCGCGCCCACCTGCCCAACGTGCCGGTCGTGGTCTTCGGCCCGCCGGATCGCAACGCGCCGTCGGCCGTCGAGGCGGGCTTCGACGCGATGGAAGCGGCGCTGCGCGCGGCCTGCGCCAGCCGCCCGGGTTTCTGCTTCAAGTCCCTGCGCGGCTACGCCTATACGAAGATCGATGCCACGCACCCGGACTATCCCGGCAACTCGGAGATGGCGTGGTTCAAGGCCCTGCTGGCGAAGGAAGCCGTCAACGACATGATCGTGGGCTTCGGCGGCTCGTCCGTGCGTGCCTACGATCCCGACGTTCTGCTGTGGCGCGCCGCGGTGGTGGCGAATGGCGGCACGGTCTCGAACGCCCGCCTCTCGATCGTCAATGATTTCGTCTATGCCGAGAAGGTCGCGGGCAACTGGTGGCTGACCGACGATTACTGGGGCCTGTGGGGCGAGAACGCCACGCAGGCGCTGGTATCGCTGAAGCAGCGCCGGCTGGCGACCCTGGTCAACTCCCCGACCTTCACGCCGGATCGCGATTACACCTTTGACGGTGCGACGAACTACATCAACACAGGCTTCATCCCCAGCACGCACGGTATCGCCTACACCGGGAACGTCCAACGTCTCGCGGTGTACGAGCGAACCAATGTGACCGGGAGCGGTGTTGCTGCCGGGTGTCGCGTTGGTTCGTCGATTGCCATGTCGCTCAACCCTCGCAGCGGATCGTCGCTGACAGGCGCGGTCAACAACACTGCCGGATCGGCGGCGGCAGCGCTCACGACGGCCGACAGTCGCGGCCTCAAGGCTCTGAGCCGTAACGGCGGAACCACGGCGCAGGGCTATGACAGAGGCGTCCCGCTGACGCCTGCGACCGGCCTGACCATTGGTTCCTCGTCGGCACCAAGCGTGCCGCTGTTCATTGGTGCGTTCGATAGTTCGAACACGCCCATCTCCTTCCGTCCTGCTGCCGCTGGTTTTGTGGCGATTGGCGCGCCGCTGTCTGACGCGCAGGAAGCGGCTCAGCAGACCAACGTACAGCAGATGGCGACGGCGATCGGAGCGGCTGTCTGATGGCGAGCTTCATCATCCTGAACGCCGACCAAGCCGACCAGGTGCGCGGTCTGTCTGCGACCGATCCGATGTCGGCACTCAATCCGATCGAGCGGCAAGGCGGCGTCTTCATTCTCGGCGCCGCTGTCCTGGATGATCCGGCGCACGCCGTTCACCACGCGCTGCTGTTCGCCCTGCCGCAGATGGACAGCGCCGATCCCGCGTTCCCCCCGGCGATCGAAGAGTGACGAGGTAGACGATGCCGCTCGGCTCTCTTCCCTACGGCGACACTCCCTTCGGCGCACCGCCGGCCTGGTCGTCGGGCGCGTCGTCGGGTCCGCCGGAGCGGTTCCTGCTGCTCTCGCCGCAGGACAGCGACGAGGCTACGGTGACGGCCAGCAGCGAGGTCGCGACCCTGCCGGCCACGAACCTGCAGAACGTGCAGCCGACCCGCAAGTGGCGCTCGGCGGGGGCGGTGGCGAGCCTCACCGTCACCGGGCTCGACGTGGCGGCCAACACGCTGGCGCTGGTCGGCGTCAACTTCACCTCGTCCTGCTGGATGCGGGTGCGCGGGGCGGCGACGCTCGATGGGCTGACGGACGCGCCCGCGATCGACACGCTGCTGCGCTCGCCTTGGCCGGGCGGCGGGAAGCCGTCGGCGCGAGACTGGCCACAATTCACGGTGCTTCTGCGCTGGAACAATGATGCTGTCCTCGCCGTCTGGAAGATCGACATCGTCGACAGCGGCGTCGATTTCCTCCAGGCGGGCCGCCTCATAATGGGCCGCGCATGGCAACCCTCCCACAACTGGGACGTGGGCGGTGAGCCCATCGCCTTCGATCCACGCGACGTCGCGGCAGAGACGGACAGAGGCCATACCTTCACCGACCGCAAGACCCTGTCGGCGCCGCGCCAGTTCGAGCTGCGCGTCACCGCCGGCAACCGGCGCGAGGTGTTCGATGGGCTGGCCGAGATGCAGCGGCTGCGCGGCACCTGGGGCGATGTCCTCTGCTGCCTCGATCCGGCCGAGGTCACGGACGCGCACCTCTTCACGATGCAGGGCCGGTTCCTGACAGGGCCGCGTTATGCCGTGCCGCCGATGTTCGATTCCGGCGGCAACATGATCGGCGCCGGCATCCTCCTGCGCGAATTCCTCTGAGGGCCAAAGCATGTTCGGTGACTTCGTAGGGCAGACCGGCACCACGGTCGGCAACGGCGCGGATCTGACCTTGGGCGACCCGATCGGGTCCAACGTGACCTTCCGCACGCGCTTCGCCACCGGCGAGGTGGTGTTCTATATCGCCACGACGCGCAACGCGCAGAAGCGCGAGATGGGCTTCGGTGTGCTGACCCACGGCACGCCCGACAAGATCGAGCGCAACGTGCTCTACAGCACCCAACTCGATGCCCGAATCAACTGGGCCAACGACGACGTCTATTACGTCTACAGCATGCCGGTCGGCGCGGTACTGACCTACATGCTGCGCGGCGGGCTGGGCGATGAGCTGCCGGACTGGGCACCGAACGGCTCCAGCCGCCTGTCCTACGAGGACAATTCCCTCTCGACCCTGTGGAAGCACCGGCTGAAGACCGCCGTCGGCGAGAAGGAGATCGGCCGCTACCATGCCGACGAGGGCATCTACGTGCCCGGCCAGCGTCGCCGCTTCACGGCGGTGGGCGCGGCCAGCAAGACCGTCGGCGCCGACGATGCCGACGCCTTCTTCACCTTCGACAATTCGGCCGCCGACCGCACGCTGACCCTGCCGGCGCACGGCACCGCCGGCATCGG